ACCCTAGAAAAAACGCCCCTATGGGTTATTTTTTCAATTGGTGCTTGCCGTAGCCCTTTAGCCCTTTAGCTAGTTCCTGCCGTAGTGTCAGCCTATCACCAGCGTGGCGAGCGCCATGCGGTGCGGACAAGGGTGCGGTCTTGCTTCCTGCCGTTACAACTCCGGCACATTGATTGCAAGTTACTGATGTCATGGTTTGGTTCTCCGTTCTGTGCGGGGGTTATGTGATCTATCGTCCAATCCCCTCCCCCCAGTTCTTTTTCGCAAACTACGCAGATAGGCTCTAGGACTGTCTTGGCATACGCCCTTGCTTTTGCCCACTCTGTCGAGTTGTGCCAGTCTGCCATGTTCCTTTTCCATAACAGCGCCCACAAGGGACACTGAGCTTAGTTCTATCGTGATGTTCTTTTGAACACTTTGGACAAATCAATTGTAATTACTCCCAGGTCATCCAGTAGAGCAACAACAAACCATGCAAAGCCAGTCATGAGCAAGATGGTTGTTAGTAGTGGTGCGTTGTAGGCAATCCATCCAATGATGAAGTGAACACCTACTATTGCTAGGGCTGTGCCTAGTGCGATTGCAAAGAACTTCATGTTCTTACCTTTCTGTGTGTTACTAACACTATACATTGAACACGCTGCCTGTGAAGTGTTTGTTGCGCTCTAATTCAAAGCAAGTCAGTCCAGGCTGTGAGTCGCTGCCCTGAGTCAGCCTGAACCAACTGCTTCCGTTATCCATAGTTTTACCTTGTATCCAATACCTGCTGCCTCCATTGGCCGAAAGTCCTAATTCCTGAACGCGCAAGTGATGGAAGTGGCCGGTTAGCCCTATGGTTGCTGCTGCTACCGGCTGGTTTCCAAAAGCCTGTTTCTCCCACCATTGGGGAACTGCTTCTGGGCGATTGCTTTGGTGTCCATGCCACAAACCAAGAATGTGAAATGAGTCACCAAATACATCTAGTGCAAGAGATTCATCGCTTGGTTCTGGCACTAGAATCCTGAGATCAGTGTTTGTTTCTTTGGCTAGCCTGTGTAGCTGTTGTGCTATGACAATGCCCCAATCATCCTTACCAGGCTGTCCGACTGTTTGCTTGTGAAGTCTAAATTGACAGTGGTTAGAAGCGACAGTTGCATAAGTCACCGGTGCATACTTAGCAGCACGTTTGACTATCTCCCACATTAGTGAAGCAGCCAAATCGGTCTGCTGCATAATGCTCATTGAATTGGTGAAGGTCTGTTGCTGGTCAGCTTTGTTGTAAAAGCCTTCGACTATGTCTCCCATGTCACAAAGCAGTATCTTTTCATACTTACCGCGCTTGAACTGCTTTTCTAGTTCGTCATAGGCAGCAAAGATGCGAGCAAGCTGTGTCTCAGTGTCGCCCCTGTGATCTACCTTGCCTAGCTGAAAGTCTGCAAGCATTACGACTAGGGCTTTACCTTCAACTACTGCTTTAGGCTTTGCCTTATTGCCCTTAGCCGTTTTCCACAATAGTGGTAAGTCAATCGAAGCGTTTAGCTTGCGAAAGGTGAACCGATAGGCAGTTAGCCAATCTCCGTCATACTTCTGCCACCTGGAAGTTCTTGGCGCTCCGACAATTTCGTATTCCTTTGGGTCGAAGCCTTGATCCAGTAGAAATTCGTCAAAGTCGGGGACTTCCCCAGCAGGAACAGCAGGCAGAGTAGCGCTGCCTTGCTCACCATCGAATTCGACAGCGGGTCGCCAGTCTTTGGGTGTTTCAATCTTTTGCGCGGGCTTTAGATTTTCGAGCATGAGCAGAGTCCCTGCCTGTGTCTGGCTATTGAAGTATCTGCGAGTGTGATGCCGGCTTGTGCGCGTAAGGCTTTAGAAAGTGAGTTGTGGGAAACGTCTGGATTGCTTAGGCAGTCCATAAGGATTTCTTTGTCTGCCTCTGAGAGTGAATCGTAAAAGATTCTTGTGGCGCAGGGATAGCGCCTCTTGGTCACTGCTGCTTTTAGGTTTTCTAGCATGATTACCTTTCTGTGTAACTCTAAGGTAAGGGTTTAGGGTTTACTTGTCGAGCGACACGCCGATAAACTCGCTGAAGGTAACTAAAGCCCCTGCGGGTAATTCGGTGTCTGCGTAGCACTTGTAAGCCACGATTTCAACCACCTGGGAATCATCGTTTACTATTCCGGCATCTGTAGCGGAGTCGTTTATCGCCCTACACAATTTATCGAGGTCTGGTTTTACGAAAGGGAAAGCCCTAGTAACGCTTTTTGGCTTTGGGAGAAAGAACATTACGTCAAGCGCAACTGCGCCAGTTAGCGGTTCGCATCCAACGTTTGCAGCTTCTAGTTTTTCAGTCACTAGCTTTCTCCACGCTGGTAGCTTTCGGTTGCTTTCAATCATGACAATCTTGCCCCCTCTTTGGAAAGCTGCTTTGCTTCCCTGTGGTTGGGGTATGCCTGGAATGAAAGCCTGAATCATTAGAACGGCACTTCGTCGAAGGCAGTCTGAGCTTTGTTAGCTTCTTGCTCTGCTTTGGTTTTCACCTGGACTAGCTCTGCGTTCTGTATGTGATGTTCGACAACAGTCTTTTCCTCACCGGCTTTGTTTGTGTATTGCCCAATCTTGGTGGACAGCTCACCTCTGATCTCAGCCCAATCCTGTTCCTGTAGGTCAGTAGGTGCTGCAAACCAGCAAGTCCAAAGTCTGCTGCCCTCTTGTCCGTTAGGAAGTGACACGTTCTCCCAAATAGAGACACGCTTGCCCTCCCAGCGAATCATGTGAACATCGCCTGCAAGTTGTATCTGTGGCATTTTGATTTTTTCCTTTCGTGTATTTTTAGTAATTACTAACCTAATACCTAAAAATAGTTTTAGTTATTTAGCTAGGTATTTAGTCTAATAATTACTAAGAATTATTAATAATTACTATAGTAGGTATAGCTATCGTTTTTTCTCTAGCTCGACTATCCAAATTGTGAGCAGAGAATGTAGTTCTGGGTCTAGGTTTTCTATCTTGTTTGCATACTCCCAGAGATCTATGGTGAGGGCTTTCTTCATGTCCTCTCTGCCATGTTGATAACCTTGAAAGTATCCTGTGTCTTTCTGTGTAATCTGATTCATGTTGTCCTGTCTGTGTGCTATCATTCGATTACCTTTCGTGGTAAGGGTAACGCTAATAAGCGTAGCGGGGTAGGTTTTTCTGTGTGCCTGCCCCGCTTTCTTATTTCTCTAAGCTCTTAGCCATGTCCTTGATTGACTGCAAAAGCTCATCGCCTACTTTGGCTGCCTGTGCTTCTTTGTAAAGTGCGCGTAGTCCAGGAACGTTGCCCTGTCCGGCTAGAACAGTTGCTTCAGTTGCCCAGTTGCGCTCTGTCTTAGGTGCGACCTTCTTCATTTCTTCCCTGCTAGGTCGAACAGCCCTTAGCTCACCGGCTTTGTTCTCTCGCTTGGGCTGGAAGTTTAGTGTCGCTAGGACTCTGCCCAAACTGCTGGTGCTGCAATTCTCGACAGCGAACTTGACTAGCTGCCCGCTTGTGCGTGATTCCTGGGCGTAGTCAATAGCAGCAGGGCGTGGATCGTCTCTGTCTGTGAAGGCACTTGCCTTTATGACAATCTCAGTTTCGTTGATTAGCACTATCTCAGTGTGCAATCTCCCATTGGGGTATTTGTCCCAGAAGGCAGCAATCCTGTCTGCCACCGGCTCGTATTCGTTCATGTTAAACATCGTTATCCTCTCGTAAACGTTAGGTAGGGTTTGCCAGCTCCGCGTTGTTGCAGCTGGACTATGGGAACGCCCTGGAACGTCCCAATTCTTGCGCCCTGCATTTCGTCTAGGGCTTTGGCTTTGTATTTCTGTAGGTTTTCCTCTGCTGCATCGAAAATCTGCTTAGCAGCCAGCAGCTCAGTGGCGCACTCTAGCTCGTATTCCACGTCCTCAATGTCGGGGGAGATGTCTCTGATCGTCTGATAGGTCGAATCACTTCCATCGTGGTCTGGTGGCTCACCCATACTTAGCAAGCCCAGAAATGCGTTTACAGCGCCTTTGACATACTCCATAAGGGTTTCATCCCACTCGACTATAAACTGCTTCAGGTCGCCACCTGTGACCGCTACGACTGTTGCAGGGTTTTTTAGCCCTGTCACATACTGATACCAAAGAACTTGATAGCGGTAGTATTCGGGCAGCTCAGTCCAGTATCTACCGGTGTGCTTGATCTCAAGAATCGAGAGATTGCCTAGCTTGTCCTCAATTACTGCATCTGGGTTAGCGTGAAACTTGCTGTTCTCTGTGCTTTCGAAAGTCCAGTCTGCGTAGTAGATAGTGAGATTAGGGTTGTCATCTGCGTAGGCACGAATAATACCTTCTTCCAGGTAATTGCCTAGCTTCATCCTCATAGTGGCTTCGGGCTGATCTAACGCCCCGGCCTTCTCATACCAAAGCGTTAGGCATGACTTGAATGGGGATAGATTTAGTATGGAGGCTATGTCACTGCCACCAATGGAGTCTTGTCGCTGCTCCATCCATGCAGCTGATCCCGAAGGGTGTGAGCCAATAAGTTTGGCTGCGCCTAGTTTCTCAATGCGTTCTGCGATTTTGTCCATAATTGGACACTAGCAGATAGGTGCGACCTTATGCTTCTGGGTCGTAATCCTCATGCCCAAAGTCACCAAAGATTTCGTCAATGTCTGATTCTGAAACATCGCCATCTAGGACATAGGCGCGACTAATTTCTTCGGTCACTTCCATAAACCCAATGAAGGCAGCCATAGCAGCAGCCTGCCAAACCTCAATGCCCATAATGAACCCACCGCCTAGAGTGCCAGATACCTTTAGGACTATGTAGGCAAGTGTTCTCTTGCTGATTGACTTAAGATTTTGCATAGTATTTTTCTCCACAGTTAGGGCATTGAATTGCTTTGCTCTGCGTTTTCTTTGTCAGATTAGCCTGAATAATTTTCCAGCCGTCTTTTTTTACAGAAGTTGCGCCAAACACGCCCTTCAGTTTTTTGCTAAAAGTCATGTGCAAGTGAGCGCCACTGGACATACCGGTATTTCCGACCTTGCCAATTACTTCACCCTCTTTGACCTTCTGCCCGATCTTTAGGTTTGGTTCGGAGTCTTGGTGACAGTAGCCAACATACCAGGTTGCATTGTCATGCCAGATAGTCTGCACTGTAACCCAGCCTAAAACCTTGCTGAATTGTATGAGCTTGATAGTGCCGTTTCCTACAGCTCTGAAGGGTGTTCCTCGCTTTGCGGGGTAGTCTGTGCCTGAGTGTGGCTGCATCCCGCGCTGCTTACGCCAGTCGCTTAGTTCTCCAAAGTGTGCGCTGACTCTACCTGGTAATGGGTGTATCAAATCGCCCTCACAATAACAGCAACTACAGCACCGGTGATACCGGCAGTGAGAATTGACTGCATAACAGCATTGCTCCAATGAGCCTTTTCTAAAGCTCTGATGCGCTGCTCGAAGTCATCTAGCTTTTTCTCAATGTCAGACACGATTCGAAGAATAACAGCGGTATTTGATGGCGGGCGCTGTTGTGTCATTACGCGCCAGTGATCGCTGCAATCTCAGCTTCAGTTAGTCCTAGAGCTGCAAGCTTGTCCTGGGCTGCCTGCTTTGCTGCTGCTAGGTCTGCTGCTGCTTTTTCCCTAGCTGCCTGCTCTGCTTCAATTTCTGCTGCAATAGTGTCGCGCTGTGCTAATTCTTCTTCGCTTAGCGGAATATACTGTTCTCGCTCGCCCTTTGGCTTGCTAAGATCAACAACGAGTTTCATAGGTGTCTCTGCCATTTTTTTCCTATCAGTAGATTTTGTAAAGATTTATGCTAACGCCGCTAGCAAAAGTGCTGCTTGGGTCTGTCAATGTGATGCTAGTTATTGGGGCTGTCTCAAACCAAGTTCCGCTACCAATCCTTAGCTGCCCTGTGCTTCCGGCATACATTTCAGAGTGCCAAAATTCGTAAGTCTTATACTTGCTTGTTCCGTAATCATAAATATACATAGTGCTTTGCGTGAATTCGCCGGAATAAGTGCTTCCAATTTGCCTAATGTTCAAATTAGAAGTATTGGTATCAGAATAATAGTTCACGCTTGTGCTGCTTGTAACGTTCAATCTTCTTTGGTAATAAGACTGTGCTGAAGAATTGAAGGTCATATAACATTCATTCTGACTGGTGTTTTGATTGGATCGCAATTGCATTTCTAAAAACAAGTGTCTAGCATCTGTTGGTATTCCGCTAATTGTTATAGAACTTGCGCCACCTGTGGTTTCAAAAGACTCTACTAATTCAAAAGCCATTAGCCCTTCACCCCATAAATTTCCATTGTTCCGCCCGCAACATAGTTTCCACCGCTACTAGACTGAATTTTGATTGACGTGATTGCGCTAGTGTTTTGCCATACCCAAGTGCCATTTTCACCTTGATCGTAAACATTACCTGAAGTGAAGGCATATTTCCATTTATTAGTTTGAGCATAATCAAATACTTCAAGCTTTACGCTAAAAGGGTTTTGTGTGGCAGCATTGTAAAGCGGTTCAATTCTAGGATATGCGACTTCAAAATAAGACCCTGTCCAACTAGCTGCCGTTCCATAGTATCCTGCGCCAGAATTGTTAAAATAAACCATAGGTCTTGAATTATTAGCACAATCTAAAGCAGCGATTACAACTAAATCTCTGTAGGTTGCGGGTATGCCAGTTATGTCTAAAACGCTAGCAGCAGCGGTTAGCTCAATAGAATCTATAAGTTCATAAGTAGGTTCTGCCAAAACTAACCCTTTCGTAGCCCATATAAAGAAAAGCGACTATTCAGTTCGAACTGCCCGGCGCTAGGCGCTAAAGTAATAACGTCTACTGCGGAAGTTGTTGAAGGCATTTGTCCTTGAAAAAACCCATGCACTTTGTAGGTGTCGTATTGTCCAGATAAAAATTTCAGTCTTTGCTTTCTGTCTGTTTTATCCCAGGCAGCGAAGTCTACTACTATCGGCGCTCTATTGTTGGCATTTGCACTAGCGGGCATTGTAAAGTGGGCTTGATAAACATTTGAATTGAAACTTTGAACTTGCTGATTGCCTGTAAGCAAGTTATATCTGTGATTTGTCCTGCTTGTTGTGTTGTCATTATTTGCCCATACGTGCCAATAATAAGAACCGCCGTTATCGCTTTTAGCAAGCCCAACAACTCTGAGGGAAGCATAAGAACCGCCGTAGTTAGAAACCAAATTAGAAAAAGAAACACTGCCGGCTTTTACGCTAGTTAGCTCTACTGTCTCCAACCAATCATATCCGCCACCACCTGTGGGGAAGTCAAGTATCCCTAGTGGAATTGGGGTCATTAGGCTAGGTTTCCAATCAGGTAGTAAGTGTTAGTTGCTTCCTTGATCACAGTAGCGCCAACATACTGCCCTGCTGTGCTAAGTAATCCGTCTTTACTGTTTAGAGTTACGCCGGAGTCAGCAGCAAAAGTAATAGCGCCTGCGCCCTTTTGCACAAAATCTACTCTTTCCCCTGACTGCAAAACATCTGCAATTGTGACAGTAGTTCCGGTTGCGTTATTTACCATTACAGTAGTTTGAGCATCGTCTGCATCTATAACATAGGCGCTGCCAGTCTGTTCGCTGATACCAGGGACAGAAGCTAAAGCATCTACCCACGCTGATCCTGTATATCGCATGAGCGAATTGCTTGCGGTAAGCCATACAAACTGCCCATTTACTGGTGCTGTGATTGCAGCATCTCTACCGCTAGCATCTGTGAAAACAGCAATACTCTGCTGCATAAGATTTTCATTTAGTTCGCTTGCTTGCAGCGGGAAGCCGTTAGCAAATACCTTGTAAGCCATTTAGCCCTCTTTCCAAGTGTCTATTGTAGTAAACCAGTTGTTCACATCTATGGAGTGAACCACCTTAGTAATTGTGTAGTAGTCCTTTATCTCAAAACTGTCCCGCGTGTAATCTACGCCCACTAAAGAACCTGGCAGGAATAGGGCTGCTTGTGTTAGGTTGCCCTGCAAGTCCTTAGTCTTTGTTCCAACCTGTCGAACTAGGGCAGTTGGTGATTGTGTAAAGACTGCATTAGCCCACCTAGACAACTCAGTTGAATCGGTTGTATTTAGTGTAACATCTGTTGCGAACTTTCCATAAAGCTGTATACTGTCCGCGTTTTCTACCAGCTCATAAGTTGCAGAGTCAGATTGTAGCTCCACCTTTAGCGAGTTAAAAACTTCATCGTCACTAGAAGTAGTGTCTAGGTCTGTCATGCACAAGTGGTAAAGCTGATCATGGTCGTTGCCAATTGTGTAGACAGGATCACCGCTACCCAATACATCCTGCCCACCTAGCAAAGACTGTCCCAAAGTAAAATAACCAGCACCAACTGGGAAGTCCGGCAGAATACTGCTGTCTGGGCGTGGAACTAGCACGAACTCTTGTGTCTCTGGGTCAAGCCAAAACAACCCCAAACCTACTTGGATTGCTTCATAAACTAAGTTATTGGGTATTACGTCTGTAACTAGCGTGCTGGGTATCTTGCCTGGTGTCTCAATGCTAGCTGCGTTCATGTGTGTGCCAAACTGCTCTGCGATTAGCTCTAGCTGTTCGTAAGGCGTTACATAGTTATCTTCGTTCTCAGAATCGAACTCCGCTAGGCGTGTGTTGAACAGTCGCTTCATGTCATCTATTGCAGTCAGTCGCATTAGGTTGTTGCCGTCTGCATCGTAAGTAGCGTTGATAGTGTCAATTACACCTCGCCAAATAATCTGAGAGTAGTCTTCTTTTTCTAGTTTGACTCTGACTCCCACACCTGGGCGAAATGAAGCGTTGTTGTTTGGGTCGAAGGTGTAGCCCTGTAGGGTAAGGCTTGCCTGTGCCGGTTCGGGCTGGAAGTAAAGCTGATCCTTTACACTTCCACCGATAGAAAGCTGTGCCTGTGACACTTGGCAAGATAGGTTCTGCCATGTAATTGCACTCGCCCCTAGCAGGTCTGTGCCACCTAGCAGCGACTCTCCAATGACAAAAGCCCCACCGCTGTTTAGCAGGTCAGTGCCACCTAGCTTGCTGATACCAACAATAAATAGGTTTTCCGATTCTTCGGGCAGCAGAAACTCAACCTTTAGGTCAGTTGCTATGTCGAAGTCGGAGATTACGCTCAAACTGCTGCGCCCCTAGTTCCAATCGTCTGCAACCCCCTGTTGCGTAGCGCATAGTTTAGATCGTCAATAATGCGGTCTGCATCGAGAGTTGCCCTGTTGATGCTTATGTTGATGTCCATTACACCTGGGCTTTGCGGTGCTGTGTTCATAGTTCTATCGCTGTAGGCTTCATCTGCAAACCTAATGCGGTTAGCTGCTGCCTGTGCTGCGCTCATAGCGCCTGTAACCTGTCGAATACCCTCAGAACGTAGCGCCTGTGCTACCGGCCCAAAGCTAAAGCCAGCCTGGAAAATCTTTGCCATACCACTAAAGACCTCACCAACAAAAGTGCTTAGGTGCGTAAGCGCCTTGATTGCGCTAACTGCGCTGTCACCAATCCACTTGAACACGTCTTGGTTCTTTACCTGAGTAGAACCAAACTGGAAAGTCCCAACAAAGTTCATCCACTGATCGCCCAAGTTTTGCATCTGCTGCATAGCTTCGCCCGAGGGGTCTGTTAGCTCTGCGTAGAAGTCCTGGAAAGCAGGAATGATTGTCTCTGTTATGTAGGTCACTACGTCTACAAAGATAGGTAGAAGCTGGTTGCCCATCTCTGCTTGCAGGTTCTCAAAAGTTGCCTTTAGGCGCTCACTGCGAGCAGCAGCGGTGTCCATCTCTCGATTAGCTTGCCCTTGTGCATCTGTAGTCTTTTCAAAAAGCAGTGTTAGCGCTGTTTGCGCCTCTGCCATCTTTAGCTGTTCGCCTTCTAGCTTGTCTAGTCCCTCTGCTGCGAGCCTGGCATTGACATCGCTTTTCTTGATTGCGACACCATACTTCTCAATAGGGTCATACTCGCCCCTGAATAGTGCGCTAATTGAAGTAACCGCATCTGCCGTAGTCCCACCAAAGGTTGCTGCTAAGTCGGCTGCTAGAAGCGTTAGCTCTTGTGTCTTGCTTGCTGCTTCATCTACCGGTAGCCCATAACCCTTTAGCTGTGAACCCAGCAAAGTCATGCTGCGAGCTGCATCGGCTGTAGAAAGCCCAATGCGATACTGCTCAGAAGCGAACTGCTTCATAGAAGGCGCTATGTCTTTGAAAACTGAATCCAGTGCGCCGTATTGCTGCTCTAGGTCTGATGCTGCATCTATGGCTGGTTTGATCTGTGAAGCGACTGCTGCGCCTAGCCCAATGCCAATTCCTGCCACTGTCTTACCAACAGCAGCCCCAACCTTCTTGAAACTTGTGCCCAGCTTTTCCAGGGTCTTTTGTGCGCCCTGAGTTGCTTTGGTTAGGTTCTTGTATTCACCTAAGATTTCTACATTGAGAACTAGGCTCATTTCTTACCCTTCCTAAGCGCCCGCATTATTGCGGTGTATTCGTTGAGAGTAAGCTGCCGGTATTCGCTAGGTGCTAATCCTGTTGCTACACAGAAGTTCGCTAGCCTTTCTGCTGCTTGCTCTCTAATTATTTTTTTTGTTCGTCACCTGACAAAAGCGCTAGTGCTGCTGCCTGTGACACTTTCTCTGTGTCCTCAAACTTGTAATTCGGGTTATCTCTGCGCTGTGCTATGTAATAGAACACCCTTAGCGCCCTACCCTTTGGCTTGCCATCTGCAAAAGCGGAGTCAATGCTAGTTCCTAGCAGCAACTCCATTTCTTCAATCTCGCCTAGTGTCAGTTGCTCAAAGTCAATCATCTGTGTTATCCAATCTTTGCTTTATTTGATTCATCTCTTATCAGTTTATCTAACTGCTTAAAGTAGTTGTTGTAAACCTCGCCCCTAGTGTATCCCAGGGCTTTGATAAAGAAAGGTTGTGGTTTGATATTCCGCTTGAACCAGCCCCAGTGAATAGGATTGGCATAAGGAACACCTGACTTAGATTTTCTATTGTTACCAGCTAGGACTCTAATCCTGCTTCTGCCGGTTGCACTAACCCTAATGCTGTCCCGCAGTCTGCCTGTGCGAACAGGGGTCAAAGACCTGGCTTCCGCTGCAACTAGCTCACCGGACTGTTTGCCCGCATCTCTAACTGCTTCTGTTGGAACGCCTACTGCTTTGAGAACTTGATTTATCTCTCGCAGGTTCTTGACTTTGACACCCTGATCGCTGGGCATTACTAAGCCGTTACAATCTCCACGCCGTAGTAGACATCGCTAGCTGGGTCGTGAGTGCTGTTGTCTACAGTGAGAGTCACTGAGAACGTTGCAGTCTCGTTGGTGTTTAGCGATAGTGGGGGGAGCTGGTCAAACTTGACTGTGCCGGTGTAGTGAGGCTCTGAAGCGGTTGCGGTTGCGTTTCCGTTTGGAGCAATCTCAAAAGTTCCGGTTGTGCCAAAGTTCTCCCAAAGAACGCGGTATAGAGAAGCTGCATCGCCTGAGACAATTCCCTCTAGTCCCAGAGTCCACTCGCCACCTACACGCTGTTCGCAGAAGGTCTGCACGTCACCTGGAGCATCCTGAAGCTGCAAGTCCACCATAGTGGCATCGCAAGCATAATCAGTTGCACCAATGTTGAAGATAATGTTGTGCGCTTTGATGCGCGTTGAAGCTGCCATGACAGACTGCCTTTCTAAATAGTTATGTCTAGTTCTACGCTTATGTTAGCTGCGAGATAACTAGCGTTGTTCGTTTGCATTTCGTAGGGTTCGTTCACCCTAGTCATAGTTGCGTATCGCGGTAGTGCTGTTAGCACGTCTGCGATTGCTTCATCTAGCTTTTCCGTTGCCTGCTTATTGGTTGCAGTAGCAGCGATTACAACTAACTCCAAATTCAGAACGTATTCGGTAGCTAGTGAGCTAGGTGTGATGTATGGGGAAGCACTGTTGATAATCACGATAGGGGGAACAATGCGCTCTGGCACATAGTCCAGAACGTTGATTCCTTCTGCATCTAGGTCGAGCTTAAACTCAGCCTTAGCTAGTGTGATTTCGTTGCTCATACTCCATAATTCACATAAGGCAACAGCAATGGATAGACAGCCGTCATAGGATCTTTACCCATCCTAATCGGGCTGCCATCCATGCTTGCAAACTGAGCAATGCCGTTGGGTGCGCTACGCCTGTGAAACAGCTCAGAAGCGCAAATTAGCACAGCGTGCCAGTGAACAGCTTCCGGGACTGTATCTATGTCCCCAATGTAATTACCGACCATAGCATTACCAGCGGATAGGCATTCTTCAATGAAGTCGCCCGTTTCCTCTGTTCCAATGTAAGCCTGTAATTGGGCTAGCGTAGCGTGTGCCATTAGTTACCTCTTAGGGAACGATGTCCAGCTCGACAATTGCGCCCTCGAATGGCTTGGTGATTGCCAAGTATCCGTATACCGATACAGAGTCGGTGAGGGTTGTGATGTCGGAGTCGGTTAGGCGAACTGGTGAACCTGCGGACTCGTAGGTTGTGATAGCTGCGCTGTTAGCCATGTAGCACTTGTTAGCGGTTAGAGCTGGG